GCTTCGGACTCTTTCTGTTTTTGTTCCGCTAGCCTGTTTAGAAACCACCTTCGGATCACAATTGGAAGGTTATAGGCCTCAAAGAAGCTCCACCCACCATAGTATTTTAATTGAAAAAACTCTTCGTAAACTGCTATCTTGTATTCGTCACTTAGGCCAAAAAAAGTCAGTAGTCAGCGGAACCTCCATGTCCGCCGTATGACCGCAGTTAGGGCACTCATACAATTGAGTCATATCCACGTTGGGAGTGATTTCAGCCATCAACGTGCGCAAATGGCGAGAGTCCTTGGCTGGCATCTGATTGATAAAGGCTGTTCGACTAACCAAGTCTGTATCACCATTCACAGCTACAATAATATTTCTCAACTGATCTGTGAGAGATGAGTTGCTCATCTTTTTACGTGATCTTCGTTGACTCTCCCTAAATATCTTATTTTCATCCTTGCCTGTCATAAGCCGACACTCTACAGTAACTTTCGAGGTAGGTAATTGAATCAGGAAAGTGCTTCTCTCTGTAGTCTCAACCCCTAGATCACTCAAAACAACTTCTTCGTCTGAAACACCGACGTCTTCAAGGTCAAAGCTAAATTCAGAGGTTTCCTCACAAGCTGGGCATGTTACTTTTGTATCATACTCAGGTCCATATCCAGTAATTCTTGCTGACACCACAACCGCATTTTTGTCTCCAACTAGCATGTCGTCAACATTGATGCTTTTATCAACGATAAGGTTCTGTAACACCTTATCAATTGCCGTTCCATTCTTGAGAAGGGCACGATCTGTAAGGATGTCCTCCTCTTTGGCGGTCATATATTTTATTTCTATTGATTCTTTGCCAGCGAGAGGATGTCCAGGCGGATAAAACCTGCCTCGACTCGGCAACTCAACTAATTCTGTTGGTGTTGCCCAGCTAAACTTAGCAGATTCTTGAGCTTCAGGGGCAGTAGTTGCAGCAGGGGCTCCCCCTTCGTCCTCTAAAAAAAGTTCGTCGGAAGAGCCCATGCGGCTTTCATTTCTATTCATATTTTATAACCTTTCTTTTTTATAATACCTTTATGGCTTGATTCTGTTAAATGTTGATGGAGCCACCACGAACTCCAGACTCATACTCTGCCCAGTCGAACGAAACTTCCACAGTGATTTCGTTCATTTCGTCAGAAGTATAATCCAGGGTTCCACCAAAATCAATGCTCACAATGTAAGCGTTCTTCAGTGACCAGGTATCTATTGGATTACCCTCAGCATCAATTTGCTGAATCAGGATGTCACCACCAAGAGCTTCTATAGCTTTCTTTTTGCTAATGCTGGTGCGTGAAACGTTAGGATCCTTAGGGTAAGCATAGCCAGACTCAAGCAGTCTTTTGATAAAAGCACTTGCCAAGTCAGGATCAACAGGGTCTACAAGAGTCATGGAAATGTTATCCCAAGTCACTCTTCCTGGGTACTTGAAAGTATAATCCAGAAACATGTGTTCAACCGTCGAAACATTCGCCTTCGGCTTTGCTGCTGTTTTTATCGTCCAGACAGGTATGTCTGTCCCACCCATGCTAACGAGGAACCTGTATCGGCGTTTAGGATCGCTACTCTTTTGTCCCCACCATTGTCTTGACATTATTGTTTTCTCCCTGTGGTATTATAATATATAGTTTGTGTAACTTTTTTTTAGTCCTCGAACGAAGCTCCACTATTAGTGATGACAAAGTCAATAGCGAAGAATTCAGCGGTTCGAGTCGGCTTCACAAGCAACTTAGAGTAGATGATATTTCTATCAACTAGGTCAGGAGTCGTTGTTGTCTCATCAAGGATGAGCTTGAAGTCGTCAATACCAAACTGCGCTCTAACGCCGTCCAGAAGTGGTGTTGCTTGCGCCTTGAATCGGTTCCAGGTATCTTGTGTGTTCTGATCGAACAAGAGTCTCGAAGCGATGAAGGAAATTTCACGCTTCAGGAACACCATCAAGCGGCGAACATTAATTCTATCCAAGGCACTTGCGGTTTGTTGCAGCGTCTTTTGTCCAAACACCACGATACCCTCTGCTGGGAACTTAGCGATTGGGTTAATGTTTGCCTCATAGAGACTATCTCTTTCATCAGAGGTGAGTCTCTTCGAAACATCCAGAACTGGCAGTCCAGCAGCACCCTCAGAGAGTCCACCACGCTGGAATCCAGCAGGAGCAAACCAAGGTGCCTGTTGTCTGTCTGTGTTAGACAGGACGCCGAGAGCGACGACCGACGGCGGTGCCCAGAGGGTTCTGTTTGCCACGGTGTCCTGAATCATGACCCAAGGGGCATAAGTTGCGCCGTAGCTGTTATTGATGTTTCTAGCTTTCAGTTGATCGACAGCTTGCTTCACTGTGAAGCTGTTTCTCGACTGAGCACTATTTGCATTTTCAGTATCTGGTTGATAGATCTTGCGAATGTCAATAATTGCAAGAGCATCTCCTCTTTCTTCGACAACATCCAGAAGGTGCTGCGTGGCATTTTCTTGCGTTATACCAGGCATCGTTATCAGGTTGTATTGCGTCGTATCAGAGTCAGCCAGAATATTGACGGCACGCTTCAAGCTGTGCAGTTGGTATGATTCGTTCTCATCACTTGCATCGGTGAACCCGCCCAAACGGAATGGGTCACGCTCTGTAATGTCAAAACCATCACTACCACCAGCCAAGAAGGTGGTGAAGCGATCCGCACCAGCATCCAGAGTGCCCGTGTAGGAAGAGCTAACTGCCGAAAGGCTTGTTCCGCCTATACGAGAACCAGACGCATAAGTTAGTGTTCCATCAGTCTCTCTTTTCACGTCATCGAGAGAGAAGGTCCAAGAGATAACCTGTGCTTCTGTTGCAAAACTACCCGAAGAAGCCTGCCCATAAGCTGTTGACTCAACATCTTTAGATGTATCGGCTGGGTTGCCTTGAAGTCCTCTCGCATGAGGACGAAGAAGGTCAATAATCTCTTCATTGAAGCCTGTGTCTGTAGGAGACTTACCAGAGTAGGCTCCCCAGAAGCAATTCTTCAATTGGTTGCTCTTGCCCCAAGTGCTTCGCTGTCTAAGTTGCACTTGCGGGAACTTGATGGAACCAGAGAATCCAGATGGAGCGGCTCCGTTGGCTTCGTTTAGGTTGAACGCTATGACATCATTGTCATTAGTTCTTCCAAGAGCCTTGGGGTGACCGCCCATGTTGCCAAAAACAGCAGCGAGACCGCCATCGACCATCGAAGCGGCTCTGGCAGTACCAGACTGGTTAGGCTCAATGTTACCAAAGCTATAGATTTTTCCAGATCCTGAAATCACCGAAACATTTCTGTATTTCAGAGGTCCGTAAACGCCGAACGGAAGACTAGCCTCCTTGTGAGCGCCTCGATCAACATCCTCATCCATGACGACACGGATATATTTCGATTTGTTAGTGTAGTTTCCATAAACTCTATTAAGTTTTATAGCTGGGTCATACTGCTCATACTGATCCCCGATCATCTTAGCAATATAAGACGGAGAAGCAGGATTCAAATTAAGACCATCATATCGCTCAAGAATCACAGGGTTCTCGTCAGTGTCAGACATTCTTCTAACCAAGAGACCGAATGTTCCGTACAACTCAAAATCACCTTGTGGTGCCTTGATATCAACAATCGAAATCTTGATGTCATTCTGCGTGGTTGCCCCAGCAGTACGAGCTTCAATTCTAAAGAGCTTTTGCATACTCGTCGGATCATAAGTCGAGTCGTTGGTGCTCAAATCTTGAGCAAGGAAAAATCCCGTAGAGGCTTTCTGGGCGGGATATTGACGATCATTGTGAACTTGATCTGTGTCCTCAGCATTACGCATCGGAAGGATAGCACAATGAAACTCAGTATTTCTGATATCATCACTCAACACGCCGATCGATTGTGTCGATTCTGCGACCAACTGACGTGCGTAACTTTCTCCAAGCCAGTATTCGCCGCCCAAGTTACTCGATTGCTGTCCAGCAGAAGTAATGTTATCATTTGTAATTGTTGGATTAGTATTCAACACATTGCGCATGAAGTTTTCTTTAGCAGGGTTCAAGCTAATGGTTGTCTTCTTCAACGTGTCCACTGTCCCGTCAGTAGCAAGACCAAGGGTCACATTGCCGTTTGTGTCGGACTTAAACATAGCACAAGCAGATGCTGTCAGCTTTCCTGTCAGAGCCAAGGATCCCGAAATGACAACACGACCTTCAGTGCAGTAAAACACTGCTGCCAATGCGCCAGTCACAGGAGCCATCGTTGCAGGTGCGTCCAAAAAGCTAGAAGACGGGAAAACATAAAGACCAAAAGCACCACCAGCAGATGGGGTAGCACTCAGTGTACCAGCTTTCCATCCAGCACGTCCAGTGGCGGAGGCATCATCAGATTGCTCTCCAAGAAGCCTAACATATGTAATGGGTGCATTGTTCCTCAGCCAAGCTTGGGCAGCGTATGCCCCATAAGTTGGTCCTTGAGGTATTCCAGATCTCCAAACGTCTTTACCTCCAGCGCCAGCCACGGGCTCGCCAAAGGTTTCGACAAAATCAGAAAAGGAAGAAACTGTTACGGGTGTCATTCCCGGACCTTTTGCTGCCATACCAACAACAACTGGTCCAACAGCCGCTGGGGTAGCAGGAATTTGAGAGTTATCTATCTCATCTATAAAAACTCCTGGGGAAATGAACTTGAATTTTCTTGAAGAGTTGTCCGCCATTTATTTATATTCTCCTCGTTATAAAGTCTTGGTGTATTTTGAAGCTCAAACACAGATTTGCGCTACTACTAAATAGTAACACAAAATATGAAACTCCCTTCAAATACTAAGGACGATATTTATCCTTTCTTCCGAAGTGATACTCTATTTCATCTCCCAGTATCACACGCTCTCTTTGTAGCTGTATTTTAGCAGCCGATTCTCTACGAATCACGTTGGGAGTTTCTTGATTTTTTCCAGATCCTATGATATACCCAAGCACATTAAAGGTAATTGTTGTTCGGAATATTCTTTCTGAAGTCTCAAGACCAGATGAGTTATTCTCTAAAGAGTATTCAGGAGACACAAAAGCCTCGTACTGATTCTTGTTATGCGTTATCTTAAACGCACTTGGAGTGCTTGTTGCGGCAGCAAAAGCAGCGATAATCTCATTCATCTGTTGTTGGTATTCGGTCACTATAGATATGGAGTAATTTACCTCCAAAAATGTAGGCATTGGAATTGACAACGTTTCATAAACAATATTCTTATTTTCGTTAGGAAAAGTCTGGTACGTTGCTATTTGTCCATTGCTTGACTTTCTAACAGTGTTTGCGTTAGCAAAGTTTTTTGTTTTATCTTGCTGTATCTGCCTTGCAATCGTTATCGCCCCATCAGGACTATAATACTCAAAATATGGAGGCACATGAACTCCGTAGCGACCCTTTTTAGACGGGTCTTTTGTGATAGAGTTTTTCATGATAGAGATAAGTGGGTACAACAATGTTCTACCATTAGGTCTGAGCGTTGGGTCTGACTTTATCTGGAAAGATCTTTCGGGCACCGAAAACAGGACAGGGACTTTCTTAAACCCCTCGTTTGTTTCAGTAAATATATCAAGCTCTTTGTTGATATATTCATATATCGCATAATCTATGTCTTCAATTGTTGAAGGCGCAAGCGAATAAACTGACTCATTTGATACATTTTCTGCTTTTGTTCTAATCGGCATTGAATAGTCCTCTTCTTGCTTGCTTCCCAACAAGTGTAACCTCTAAAGCTGTCTCAGTAGACGTAAAGGCACTATCTTGTCCAAAAAGGTAACGTGGTTCAAATATGTCAACTATCTCAAAATACATGTCATCATACTGAACAAAATCGCCAAGGCGTGCAAACAAGTTTTGGTCCTCTGTTAGTCTTCGCTTGTGTAGATGAACGTTTATATTATAGAGATTATCAAAGCCATACTTTTCTTGCACCCTATCAGAGCCCACGTACTCTATAAGACCATAAACTCTAATTGGGCGTAACGTAGTCTTGTTAATTGCCTCTCCATAAAGAGGGTGAAACTTTGATTTCTCCACATCTACTGGATAGTACAAGACCTGTTCACCAACAACTTTTTCAATGATCTCGTCATTGATCTGTTTTACAAAGTTTCTCTCAGCCTTACCAACAAAAAGTGGTGGTGGTGGCTGAACTGGTTGGGTCCATTTATTTGCCATCTATATTACCCCACGTATATGCCGTATGGTATTGTCTTAAGCGCTTCATTTACACTATTCTGTAGTGCTGCATCACCCTCTGCCAGTTTGCCATAAACCAACTCGTCCAAAACACCCTTGAGTTCGTCTCTAAGAGCATTTTGCTCCTCTTTGGCTTCTGATATTAAGGCTGGTCCGTTCAGGGTAACATCATTACCAGGAATCGGTATCGATCCTAGCTTAGACCTAACCTGACCAAGAGTTTCTTTGCTCAGAGATAATGCAAACCTTCTTATCCATTGTTTGCCAATGCTATTTATATTTTCATATGGTATATTAGCAAATGGAAGAGTGTTCATGTTGTTGACTCCATCTGCGCCATACTTTCTGTCTTCCTTTTCAGTGAAGGCATCTTCAGAGATTCTAAAATCTACCCAAAACTTAGATGGATTTTCTCCGTTTGGCGTTGGGAATATTCTAAGCTTATTATTGTTTATCCTAAAGGAATAATGTGATCCTCTAACTCTAAGATCTTCCTCGTAAGCATAAGCCTGCAAAACATTCTGCCAAGAAGGAACAAGCTGGAAAACAGTGTCGTCAGCGTATTGACCATATGTTGATAAGTTGCCTACCGCACCAACTGGATAAGCGCCTCCAAAGAACCTCCAAGTTGCCTGAGGTGTCTTATAATACACTCTTTGGATAGTTATGGCACTAGATCCTATTGAACCTGTAAACAAAGCGCCGTCGCCTGTGCCATTTATCGAAGCACTATAAATTATAGCTTGTAGATCATAGTCCTGGACATCTTTTTCAGCGTCAAATGAAGCTGAAAATATTTCTTGACTCGCTCCAATAGATGCATGTACACCAGCACCACGACCAATGTGAGTTGCATAGCCCAATTGAAATCTTGGAAACTTCATGGCTGCATTCGTAGTATAGGTGCCAGATAGCTCGCCATCTTGATCAAAGGATCCCGTGGTGTTACCTAGGAGATCCGATAGCACATTCTTGGCCTGGTGTGTGTTTATCAAATAAGAATATTCTAAAACTGCCTCTTCGTAAGCGTTGTATACATTTGTAGTTGTTATCTCTAGGTCCAAAACATTGCCACCAAGTTTACTATGCACATAAGCAACTTGGTCAACAGCACCACTAACAAACGCAGCGCTTGTATATACGCCATAAGCTAAAGAGGATAATACCTCGTCTGCGCTTCCTGTGGAGGTTAATATTACCGCACTGGTTGTGCTTCTTGGTGATAAATCTCTTGGCATCTATTAGATTCCTTTTATATTCTTATATGAAACAGAACTTTTGATACTATAAGTAGTTTTGTTTTCCATTGTTAGGCTATTAAAACAGAAAACCTCGCCACAAGGACGAGGTTCACTGCATTGTTATTCAATTTAGTTAGCTATTAGCCAATCAAATCTGCGACAACAACGAGTCCGTACATGTCAGGACGCACCATCTTCTTGGCATAGCGAGTCATGACACCCTTGCGGGGCACGAAATCTTCTGTACCAAAGATGGTCGGCGTGACTTGCAGCGGGACGTAAGGTGCATAGACAAAGCCGCTTTCGAGGAAGCTGCTTCCCTTGCGCCCAACGAGCACCAAGTTACGGACAAAGTAAGGATCGACATAGATTTCCATCTTGCGGCTCAAAGAACCAACATTGACGGCACCCCATGTTCCCTTGTCTTCGTCAAGAGCAACATTAGCCTTGAATCCGCTTGTGAACTCAAGAAGGGCTGCGACTTCTGGGGACACAACTATGAAGTTGGCTCCGCCTCGCAGCGTCTTGCGGTGAATACGAGCACTCACGTCGTTGATGGTTTCGAGAAGAGTCTCGTACCACTCGGACACAGTGCCTGTGAAGTCAGGGGCAAGGCTCGAATTGATATCTGCACCAGTTTCACGATTCACAAACTGACCAGGGCGGCGGCTCCAGTACAATGTACCAGCCTTAGCACCCTTGACAAGCTCATTGAGAATTTCTTGGTCGATCTCAAGAGCGATCTGCTCGGAGAGAATGCTTGTCAGTTCGACTTCAGCGTCGAGGTTGTGATAAGCGTTCAGATCCTGAGCAAGCTCGGGGCTCCACTTAGCCTTGAGCTTCTTGGTGACTGCTGTGACAGCAATGCTGTCCACCTTGATGTCGATTTCCGGGATGGCCGTAGCCGTTTCCAGATTCCAACCCTGGTTCGATTCCGAACCTGCGATGGCTCCGAAGGGATCGCCAGCAGCAACAAACTCATCAGTGATCGGAAAGCGAACTTCACCACGAGCAGTTGCATGGTTGCGGTCAGCGGATGAGCCGACCAACGAGTCACCCAACTGGTTATCCGTGCGTGTACCTTCACGAGAAATACCAACAAAGTTAACAACTCGTGTTTCGGTCCCGCTCAGTGCGGTAAGACGACGGGCGACATATCCGCCAGCAGCCAAGCTACCACGACCATCAGATCCCGAAGGAACAAAAGCGGCCAGGTTATTGAAGTTAGCACCTGTCGAGGTCGGCAGCGAAGCCGAGGCAACCACATAGGTACTTGTTCCCGAAACAAGGTCGGGATCAGCGCCAAGAAGCGTGTACAAATTACCACCTGGAAGGGTGTTCGGATCACCGTAGGTTCCAGAGGCCCAAACAACCAGGGCACCAACGTCCGAACCAGTCGGGCTAGAGTAGCCATTGTTCAAGCTGTAGAATCCGGCTTCTTGGTTGGCGTCGGCCAAATCAGCGCCGTTAAGAATTCCCTTAGCAACTCGTCCGCCACCATAGAGGGAGGTGTCCGCTGCGTTTGCAAGGCGGGATTTAACATCGTTGCCATCCGAGTCGGTCCCTGTGACCATACCCGAATCCGGGCTGTACACAAAGTCCATGAAGAAGATGAGTCCACTCGGGAGGCTCATCGGTTGAACGGACACAAGGTCCTGGGCCAAAAGACCGCCAAAAACACGGCGGACAATCGGGAAAGCGACCGAGGCAAAACCTTCGACGTCACCTGCTGCCATTGTGGTTTGCTCTTTGAGAAGTTGAGCGGCTTGGTTCTCCAAAAGGCGAGCCATGTTGGATCGACCTTGGTC